CTGGGCTTCTCGGCCGGCGAGCGGCTGGACCCGTGCGAGCACCTGGCCCATGTCCTGCAGCGTCCGGGCTCCGCCGTCCGCCGGGTAGCTCGGTCGTCGCCAGCGGAGCGTCGTGTTCGCCAGCGAGCCCACGCTCATGGCAGCAGCCGCCGGTAGGTGTCCAGCACCTCGGCCTGAGCCCGGAGTGCGTCGTCCATCGCTCCAGCCGGCACGCTCCCGCCGGCAGCCGTCCACGAATAGTCACCTAGCGACTCGCTGGCGAGCCCTGCGTCCCGTCTCTGGGCGTCCAGCCCGGCCTTCGCCACCGAGAGCAGGACGTCCTCAAGATCCGCCGGCAGGGCCGTGTAGCCCGCCTGGTAGCGTGCCCGGACCTGCCCGCCGATCCGGCTCCCGCCGTACTCCAGCACCAGCTCGTCCACATAGACGACGCCGGCCTCGCGGTCGAGCCGGTACTCGCCGTCGGCCACGGCCCAGATGTCCAGCCGTACGCCTCCGTCGGTGACACGCTGGACCGGGCAGGCTACGAGGTCCGTGTTCCGCCGCTCGTTCAGGACCGTTGCCGTCCAGCCGCTGACGCCACCGATGGCCGTGGCGACGTCGCCCAGGTCGCCGGCATCGGTCAAGCTGATGACCGTCTCGGCCGTCGCCGTGCCCGGCGAGCTGGTCCGCAGGATGACCGCCGTGTCCGTCACCTCGACCGTGGCGTGCCCGCTGCCCGCGTAGAACACGTCAAGCCCGTCGTCCGAATCGACGGCGAGGAACTCCAGCCGTTCGATCCGCTTGTCCGGCAGGACGACCATGTAGCCGCTCTGCCAAACGACCGCATCGACGGTCGTCCCGTCGTTGACCAGCCGGGTCTGGCAGTATCGCTCCATGCGAGCCAGAGCCGCCGCGACGACCTGTTCCAAAAGCAGCTGCGACTTGACGTAGAGCGTCACGTCGCCGTTGAGCAGGTCCGTCGCAGCAGTCACGAACAGGTTGCGTGCCAGCTCGTCCGGGTCCGGGCCGATGACCTCGGCGGATCGCCCGTCCGCAGCAGTGTTGATGTCTGAAACCGCATCGGCCAACGTGTCCGTCGCGCCGAGGGTGATGGTGTCCGTGCCGCTTGTGTTGCCGACCAGCACGATGCTGTTGTCCAGCACTCGCACGGTGCTGCTGGTCGTGTTCGTGCTGCCGTTGTCCCTGAGCAGGATGGCTGCCTGCCGCACCCGCGGATCGGTGTCAGCGATGCCGGCCCGGAGCCGGAGGGCGGTCACCAGGTCGGAAAGCTGGTTGGCAGTCAATCCCATCTCATGCTCCACGGGTAGGGCCGGGCAGCCAAAGCCGCCCGGCCCATCCGCTTCCGGGGCTCAGGTCAGATGCGGACGATCTCGTCCACACTGGCGAGGTCGTTGTCCGAAGCCGGGCCGACTCGCGGAGCCAGACCGATGATGAGGCCGCCGGCATCCGAGGTCGCCGTGCCGATGGTCATCGACAGGGCGACGTACTGGAAACCGTTGGCGACGTCCAACGCATCGACGTTGAGGCTGATAAGAGCCTGCTTGTCCGAGTCGGTGCCAGCCTGGGTCAGCTGGGTGATCGCCGCGCCGGTGATGTCCTTCGCGCCGGCACCAGCGGCACTGGTTGCCTGCACAAGCTTGGCATCGAGGGTCGCGGACGAACCCAGAGTCCCGGCCATGACGATGGCGAGGATCTGGTGGAACTTGCTCGCGTCAACGTAGTCCGAGACGACGGTGCTGGCACCGATGGCGTCCGGGTCGATGCAGGCGAGCACGGCGGCATTGTCAGCCGCATGAACGTGGGTGAGCATTGCTGCCTCCTTATGGTCAGGCGCGGGCGGCGAGGCCGACAAACGCGGACATGGTGTTGGAGCCGGTCCGCGGGTCGATGGGAGCCGAGAGCTTCGGCGCACCGTCGGCACGCATGCGGAACTTGAACGCCGTGGTGTCCTGGTCGAACCAGAGGTGCATCGACGTCGCAGCCTGAATGCCGCCGGCCTTCATCACGAACCGGTACTGCTGCGGAGCGATGAACATGATGTCGCCCAGATCGCCCAGAGTCGCAGCGTGCTGCGTGGCGATGGCCGGCCGACCGAGGATGGTCGGGTACGGGCCGACGTTCTGCGACGAGCCGGGAGGGTTGAACAGCGGGAAGCCGAAACCGGTCGCCGCGGAACCGTCGCCGGCGATGCCTTCGGTCGAGAGCCGGAACAGGTAAGGCTCGACGTCCTGGTGGTAGATCCAGATCGCACCCTGACGGTACGGGCCGAACATCCGGCTGTACATGTCAATGATGTTGACGCCGGAGATGGTGTCGGCGTTCTGACCGGAGAACTTCGCCACCTCAATGAACGAGCCGGCGTTCATGAAACCGAGAGGCTGACCGGCACCAGTGCCGCGGATCATGGCCTCGTCAGCAGCCCAGCGAATCCGCTCCGGCGCGACCTGGTTGATGTACGCGCCCATCGCGGTCGCGTCCTCAAGCAGCTCCTCGGTCACCGGAACCAGCGCGGTCAGCTTGCGGAGACGGTACTCCTTGAGCTTGAGCGACGGCTTCGACTGAGCGTAGGCGTCAGCCTCGCCTTCCCAATAGGCCTGCGGGCCGGACGCGCCCCACGGCGTCGTCTCGTCGTCAGGGATGGCGATGCTGGCGGTCTCGATGGGCAGCTGGTCGGCACGGCCGAACAGGCTGTCCTCGGCGTTGACGAGCCGCGTGATGGTCTCGCGGAACTCGGTCGGCACGGCGAAGCCGCCGTCGGCACCGACGGCCTCGGAGCCGTAGGTGCTGAGGGTCGCCTTCTGCCAGCTGACGAGCCGGTCCGACGGCGCGTGATCGTGGCCCTTGAGGCCGGCACGCACGACGTCGAGGAAGAACTCGCCGGGAGCCCGGTAGCCGCCCTTCGGGTCATCGACGAGACAGACCTTGCCGCCGCTGATGTCGGGCCGGCGGGCCTTCGTCTCGGTCTGCTTGGGCTGAAGCTCGTCGAGAGCCCGGCGGACGCGCTCGTCCACCTGGGCCTGAAGCTCGGCCTGCTTGGCGACGGCCGAAGCGTCAAACGGCTTGCCGTCGCGGGTCGCGTGCAGCTCGTCCAGGTTCAGCTCGCGGTCGCCCGCCAGCACGGTACGGTCGCTGCGGCCCTCGGCTCGCAGCCACGACTTCACGCCGTCGAGGTCATCCTCGCGGCCTTCGTAGCCGGCAGCCTGAAAGCCGGCCACCAGATCGTTCCACTTCATGGTGTTGGTCCTAGATGGTGGAGCCGCCGTCGCTGCCAGTCCCACGATCCAGTCGGGTCAGCCGTCTGACCACCCGCACCGTCTCGCTTTGCCGCGTGCGCAGCATCGCTGTCGAGTCAGAATAGCCGGAATGGCTTTGGCATCTCCAGCCGCATGGGCAGCGGCCCGTCGATCCGGGTCGCTGAAGTCGGGCCGGATAGGTGATCTCGGCTAAGGCCCAGCGTCCGCACGGTCTCGCCGTCGGGCACCAGGCCCTTGCTGACGGCGACGAGCAGCGCGTCCTGGTTTGCCGGGATGCTGACGACGCTGAACTCCAGCAGGTTCCAACGGGTCACGACTGACCGCACGTTGTCACCGAACCGCTCGACGTCCTTTGCCGTCGCGTCACGCCGGCCGCCCGGCGGAATGCTGAAACCGACGCTGAATCCGTTGAGCACGCCCTGCTGGAGCAGGCTGAGCACGGTATCCGGCGGCCACTCCAGATTGGTCGGCAGGCTGTCGGGCCGCTCGGCAAACTGGACCTGAGCGAGCACGGCGTTGCTGGTCGTGCGGAGGTTGGACGCCCGGCCAAGCACGCGGTCCGGGTCATGCTGCATGAGCACGACCGGGTTCCGCCGGTACTCCTCGGCTTGCAGGCCGCTGGGCAGCAGGACGTCGCCGTCGCGGTCAACGCTGGTTGTGCTGATGCGGGCGAGCGCGGTCCTCGCCGGCAGGCCGGATTCCGCCTTGAGCGTCACGTTGCAGAGCTTGAAATCCATGTCAGGCGTCCTTGTCCACGTCGTCCTCAAGGTCCACGGGCTCGGGCATGAACTCGGACAGGGTGACGGTTTCTGACGGCTGGTCAATGGCGGCGAGCCATTGGTCGCCGGCGAGCGTGCCAGGGCCGTATCGCTTGGTGAGCTGCTCGATGAGGTGAGCCTCGCTGGTGATGCCGTGGAACGTCCGCCAGTTGCCGCGGACCTTCACGCGGTATGGCCGCGGTCCTTTGGTCTCGTACATCCGTTGCATGTCAGCTTCCGATGATGACCGCCCGCATGGTGCAGCGGCAGTTGGGATGGATCGGCGGGCCGGGCTGCCCGGCGTCGAAGTAGTCCATGACGTAGGTCCGCGGACGACCGTCTGCCGCAGGCGGGAGGTCCACGTTGAAGCCGTTCTCAAACATCGGCTTGCCCAGCTCAAATCGCTTCTCCGGGTTCACGCGGTCGAAGTGCGAATCGACCGCGGCGCAGATGTCGCAAGGGTTTGCCGACCGGCGGAACTCCTTCGCCTCGACCACGCCGCTCTGGATCATGCCCTGCTCCTGAGCGTAGGTCGAAGCGAACCGGGCCTCGGTGCGAGCGAGCCGGCGAGCCATCCACTCCTCGGTGGCGTTGGTCTGGGCGATCTGCTTGGCAGCCTGCGCCGGGTTGACGCCAGTGCGGATCATGGATTCCAGGTGCTTGACCGTCGCGCTCGGGTACGTCGTCGCCACGGTCTGGGCGATGCGGCCGGCGGACCGCTCGATGAACTCGACCACCAGCGGGTTGGTGCTGTTGAACGCCAGCCCGATGCCCGGCCGCAGGCCGTTGATGGTCGCTTGCCCTGTTGCGGTCACGACCCGCCGCATGCCCTGGTTGGCGTCGGTCGCCAGCTGGAGCGTCACCTCGTCCATCCGGCTGCTGAGAATCTCCAGCACGTCCTCGGGCTGCCTGACCCGCTCAGCGGCGGCGAGCAGGATTGACCGCATCGACCGGATGGCAGCCTCGACAGGCCGAGCCAGGAGCCGGATCTCCTCCGGGTCATCCGGCACGGCGGCCTTGCGGACGTCCTCCAGCACTTGCCAGTCAGGAACCGAACGCATGCCGAATATGTCGGACGCCTTGATGACGCCGGTCCTGCCGGCGATCTCAGGACAGCAGCGGCCACCACGGGATCGGCGGTGGGCCGTGGCGGCTCGCTGCTGCGTTTCCTCGTCGTCCGGGCTGTCCGGGTCGTCCTCGTCGTCCTCGGGCTCTACGGGCTCCTGAGGCTCGCCAGCGGCCGGCTGCGGCGGGAAGCCCGGGAACGCTGCCGGCGGCTCGACGGCTTGGGCCAGCGGCGTCAGCCCGCCGGCGACCAGCGGCACCTCGGCCTCGGGCGTGCCCAGCGGCTCGGCTCCGTCCTCGCGTCGGATCTCGTCCACGCTCCAGCCGGACGAGAGCTTGCTGGCTCGCTCGGATGCCCTGGTCGCGGCGTCGGACCGGATCGGGTTGTCCGGCACGATGAGGTAGCCCGGCCCGAACGCCGGCAGCAGCTGCTCGTTGATCGTGTCGAACACGCGGCACGCCATCGGCCAGACGGTCAGCCGGAGGTGTTGGTCGTTGGCCT